TGGCAGCTCTTCGCATACTGTGTCCACCGATTCTTCGACCGGCGGGAGGATAGGGCGTTCTTCCGGTTGTGGCATTGGGGTTTGCTCTGCTTCCACTTCCTTCAGCATGTCCTCAACTGATACTGAATCATTAACGATTTCGTGCGGTGTGGCTTCTGGCACTTTAGGCTCAAACGCTTCTTGCAGATCTAGTTCCTGTTCTGCATCAAGCTGTGCCTCTCGCTGCTGTTGATTGATCTGCTCCTGAATCTCTTCGGGTGTTACCTGCGCGGCTCCCTCAATGGATGCTTCAAGTTCAGCGGCAAGCAATTCTTCGTCTTCCAGCAGCTCTTCATCCAATTGAATATCGTCCGCGCTTACAGTTTCAGTCTTAGCCTTTTTCTTTTGCTCTTCCTCTTCAATCAAAAGGTTTTGTTCGTCCAGTTCTGCAAACAACTCGTTTAGCGTTTCGTCGTCGAAGTTATCAACAGTTTCAATTTTTGACATGTTTAATTACTCTCTTAAAAAGTTTATTTAGCGTAATAAGTTGCATTTGGATGTAAACGCAGAGCATAAACATCCAACTGATTAAGAAATTAAGAAATAATGTCAGCAACCTCCTTGAATGCTTTTACAAGTCCTTCCAGCTTTGTAGGGTCAAAATGGCATTGCTGTGGGTTAAGTCCGCAAACAATGGTTGCGTCTAATTTAGGGTTGTAGAAAGTCATGCCTACGAGATCGCTAGGGGATACCTTAACGTCAGGTAATAAGTAGCGAATTGACTGACTTCCAAGGGCAACAATGACTGGCGGTTTAAGAAGCTCGATTTCTTTGGCCAAATGAGGACTACATCCATTGATTTGACCTGTCGTTAAGAACTTGTCTTGTTTTTTGGCTTTGACGAGCGTTGTGTAATAACCGTCCGCAACAGCTAATTCATTTTCTTTAATTGCAGCTTTGACATATTGAGCAGATTCGCCTTCGAGTAGTTTTCCTTTCTTTTCTTCCTCCCAAGTTGGACAGTCCGAAACAACCATAAATCGTATCTTTTTACCCAAACGAATATCAGGATGAACCTGTCCAGCAAGGTCGCAACCGTTACATTGCTTGCAATCGCGCATATGCTCGACCAACGAAGCTCGCAGGAATGGCTCTGAGGTATCTGTGTATCTATCTGCTTTTACAGAATCAATAATTAATCCTGGTAATAGCCTCATTTGGTCCTTTCGTCGTGAGAGGTCTTTCGCTGAAGGCTCACTAGGTTCAATGCTTGCAAACGCCCCAATTGCTCTGAGATTTTCAACGATTGTTTTATTCACTTTCGAGTTTGGTTGAGATGCTGCTTTCTCGAACTCGTCAAAGCTATCAAAACGTTTTTTTGGTGGAACTGAACCATCAGGACCATAGACCGGTGTGGTTTCACCTGTCTTTCTCGACTTCTTGTAGCGAACGACTTTCCAAGCCCGATTCTTCTCTCTCAATTTCACAATCGCTTTGGCAATCGTTTCTGAAATACCTTTGACTGCATTGAAAGGCGCCAAGATTTCAGTATTGGATTTAATCTTATAACGATCGGCTGAATAATTAATATCAGGAGGAAGAATCTCAATGCCGCATTCACGCGCATCTTTCACAAGTCCAGTGAGCTTATCTTCTGTATCAACCACGCTAAGACTTGCGGCAAAGTATTCAGCAGGGTAATGAACGCGAATATATGCGCACCAAACCGAAATGATTGAATACTCCACAGAATGCGACTTGTTAAATTGGTAGTTGGCGTTTGCTTCTGTTTGTTCCCAAATACGCTCGGCAACTGATTCTTCTAAACCATCATTCAAAATATTTAATGATTTAATTTTCATTGGTTAGCGCCTCGATCTTTGAAAATTCTTTCTTGGATTGGTCCACCAACCCATTGCCAGTTCTTACCCAAAACAATGTGACTGACGGCATTGTTAGAAATGCCATATTCTTCCGCGAGCGCTTGTAATGTCACACCATTGTTCCGCTTCTCGCGAATTGCCACTACCTGCTCAGGTTTAAGTTTGTTTGTGTTTACTTTGGTTCCGCGAGCTGTAGTTCCATGTTTTTTCTTGTCTCTATGATTTGCCTTAACGGTATCCCATCGTAAATTAACCAATCTGTTGTCTGTCTTATCTCCATTACCGTGACACGCTTGCATTCCACTTGGTCTTTCTCCGACAAATGCTTCAAGCACCAACTTGTGAATCATTGGACAAATTTGCTTCTGTTTCTTACTTAAAAATACACACAGGTAGCCATCACGATGTTGTTTAGGTTTTAACACTTGCCCTTTTGCTAGACGTTGACCACCATGAGGAACAGCGACCATGCGGTCAAGCGACCGCACACGCCCTAAGTCTGAAACTTCATACAAGCCTTCGTAGTTCTTAATTGCTTTCCAGTTTTCCATTTAAACAACCTGTTTTTAATTCAATTTGATTAATATAAGTGATTGATTTTATGAATAAAAGTATTGAATTTCAGCGCTTTCAGCGAATGCTTCTTCTACCGTTCTCATCACGCCATCAGTGCATTTGAACTTCTCCATTCGATGCACTTTTAACTTTGTGCCATCTTCAAGTTCAACCTCTACAAACCCCGCTTTAGCACCATCAATAAACTTCGGTTTCAATTCAGCCATTTTCTTAAGGTCTTTTTTACCAATCGCTTTTCTGAGGTGATCTGATTCAGCCATTGAGAACCCTGCCAACTTACGAGCAAGCGCCATCGTTTGCTCTTGATACACAACAACGCCATAAGTGTCAGACAGAACAGGTTCAAGGACTTCATGTGCGTAGGTGACTTCTTTTAATCCTTTTCGTAAGTCCACATAGTCATCCAACATGCCTGAATCCATAGGGCCCGGTCTATACAAAGCGGTAACAGCACAAATGTCATCAAAGGTTACAGCGCCACCGTTTGAGATATTCTTCAATAGTTGTTGCATGCCGCTACTTTCTAGCTGAAACACACCTACAGTTTCACCGCGACCCAAAGCTTGCATGGTTTTTTCATCATCAAGTGGAATCTTTAATAGATCCAATTCAATACCATGTCGCTCTTTTACATAGTCACATGCAATGTTTAATACATCTAAGGTGGCAAGACCGAGCAAGTCCATCTTGATCAAGCCCCAATCCTCAACTACACGCTTGTCCCAATTGACGACTGGTGACTTTCCTCTAGTCTCGAGCACGGCTCGATTAACGATAGGTTCGCCTGCAACAACAATACCTGCCGCATGTTGGCCAAACGATTTCATTGTGCCTGCAAGCTTAGTTGCATGCTTCCAGATAACAGGATGTTCATTGCGGAACTTGTCTAGCTCAGGCACAGCGTCCGCAGAAGTATTCAGGTCAAGTGACGTTCCATGTTCTTTAAGCACAAGCTTGGTCGCACTTAATTGCATGTTGTTCAAACCGCTGATACGACCTGTATCACGTAGGGCTGAGGCTGAAGCTAGTGTTGAATAGTTCGAGATACCAGCGACATAATCTTCACCATATTTTTCAACAAGGTAATCAATCACCTTGTAGCGACCGCTTGAAGCGAAGTCCAGATCGGCATCAGGCAAGTCAAGACGTTCAGGATTGATGAAACGTTCGAAGATCAATCCAAAACGTATAGGATCAACGTCCGTGATCCCAAGCAGATAAGCGACTAATGAACCTCCAACAGAACCTCGCCCAGGGCCTACAATCACGCCGTTGTTTTTAGACCACATCACCAAGTCTTCAACGAGCAGGAAGTAGGACTCAAAGCCCATCTTTTTTAATATTGAAAGCTCATAGCCTAAGCGAGATTTATATACTGTATCTAATTCAGCTTTCGTTGGCTTATATCCAAGAATCTCTTTAGAAAAGCGTTTCTTCCAGCCTTCCAAGCATTTCGCGCATAGTGTTTTAAATTCGTCAGTGCTTAGCTTAGGTAGGGAAACTGGCTGCTTCTCAAAAATATATTGGCATTTGTCCACCAGCTCAGAAATATTCTTTAGACCTTCTTTCCAAGCTTCCGCTGAATTGACGCGCTCATATTTAGCCATACGCTGAATAGCAGCTTTTGTATGGTCTAAAATGAATTTTGGCTCTTTAAAACCAAAATCTTTTACGTATTGAATAGGACGATAGTGCAAATCAAGTTGGGTATTGGTTGCGATAGCGCTCAATACATCCAAAGTGTCCGCATCTTCATTCTCAAGATAGTTAAAAGGATAAGTGACAACGGTTTTAATTTTTTCGCGTTCATACGCCAAATAGCCTAAGTAGTTTAAGCGGTCGAACAATGGCGTATTGATCGGACTAAATTCAATATATAAATCATCACCAAATCTCGCTTTTAATACTTTT